TTAAAAGTACTTCTGCCATAGTTGTAATTATTGATTGCCGTAAATAGGATTGGTTGGAAGGAAGCCGTTGTAAGGCATATCTTCAGGAAGCTTTGCAACAAGTGCGTTATTGCGCACCTTATATCCCATGCGCTCAGCAAGTGATACAGCGATACGCTTTGCATCAGGGTCATTAGGATTAATCTTTGCGCCCTTTGCATCTACATATACACGCTTCTCCCAAAAGTGGCGGCAATTACCACCGCCTTTGTAGAACCAAATATCGTAAGTGTCCGCACCATTAGGGCCCCATCCGGGATTGACAGCTACGTTTTCCATAGCTACGATATCTTCTTTGCGGTATAGCTTACCCGCCTCAACCATCTTCTTACAGAATGGGCGCATATTATCGTGAGTAAAGCTACCTGCGTAAACGTAACGAGTAATAAAGTACTTGCCATCGATAATAGCATCTTGCTCGCTCTTTGCACTTGGTCTTGCCGCACCTGTACGCACCGCAAACTCGTGTTCGATTTCTTCATCTGCGTTATACGCATCAATCAAAATCCATTCTTCTTTCCAGTCTTCGCCTAATGCTATTAGCGCATCACCTACCGTGCTATCATCTTTTTTTTTTTCGTCACTCATGATGACTTCCTGAGGTTGCAAGCTACCCGGTAATACATCAGCAAAGATTGCATCAATAGTTGCAGCAGGTAGCGTTGGAAATGCAGCTTGCACAATTGCCTTAGCACTTGATACAGGCACAGCTCCCGCAGCACTTTGCATAACAATATCTACAAGTGAACTAATCTGCGCACCATTCAATGCAGTAGCAGCAACATCCGCAGTAGTTCCACCTGCACCGCCCGTTGTATCCGCAACAACTTCAGCCTGCTCAACAGCAAGTGGTGTGTTAGGTACAATCTCAAATGTTACACCCGGCAATTGATTGCTGAGTAGTTCTTCGATGCTGTGGTTAATCATAGCCTGATACGGCTCAATCACCTGCTTATTGAATATCTCAAGACCCGTAGCCATCTCATCTTTGTTGCTACCAAATCCTGATGTTTCTCTGATACCGAAAAGCAGCGGGGTAGTAACACGATGCGCTGTAATAATCTTTTGCTGTGCGGTAGTATCCATGAGTTGATACTGCTTATCCGCATCGTTAACGGGAAATGGTGTAATCTCAGTCTTGGGTTGATCACGTTCGTTGAAGAACATAACCACCTTTCCTGCATTACGTGCGCCACTCATCTTGTTCTCCCAGTCCATCATCATTTGCTGCTTCTGCTCAGGCGTTGCTTGCCCGTTGTAGAAGTTGATGATAGTAGAAGGGAAAAGACCGTTGGAAATTTGGTTGATATGGAAGATTGAAATCTGCTTATCTAATTCAATATAGTTGATAGCAGACCAATAGTCAGGTCGTGGGTAAGTATCACTACCAGTGTATGTGAAGCACCAATAGATTTGGCGTGGTTCTTCAGTACGTGTAAGGTAGTTGTACTTTGGTATGAATTCAGGCGTGTTCTTCTTCTTGCGAATGTTGCCCCAATCATAGCTATGGAAGATACCGATTTCGCTTTCGTCATCTTGACTTATAGCAATACGGCATTCTTCAAATGGAATTGGATTTAGCTTGCTAATCACCGTGCGGTCATTACTCCAAATTACTTCGATAAAGAAACCACCAAACAACTTCAAGTCCTTTGCACAAGCATAGGTCAAAGTATCCACATTGAGTGCATCGAGTTCCGCCTGATATTGCTCAGACTGGATACCTTTACCCGCAATCATATCACCGATTGCCACAACGAGTGAACCATGCACTGGTGATTCGTGCGATAGATCACGTAGGTACTGCGGAAAGTCGTTTGCATCCCCGTAGTTTACCCACCCTTTGCGGTCTACTTTTTCTGCATCGCTCTTAGCTACGTATTCACTAAGCTTTAGCGATACTATATTCGATTCGTTATGGCTCATATATTATATCGTTTGGTATGGTATTGATAGGTACATCAAACCAACTTGTATTGTCATTTAAAACAGCATACCCACGCTCCACAATACCAACAACAGCAGCGTTTGTCGGATTAGTATTAACTGCAGAATTTTGGCCGTACACTTCATAGCGGTATCTACCCGCCAAAGTTAAGCCAATCGTGGTAATAGTCAGATGTGTTACACGTACCGATTCACTAACAATCGTTGCAACCTGCGCAAGGTCGTTCCCGGTAGTGCTATTCTCCTCGTGTGTGAGAATAATTAGATAGTTTGTGAATGCTGTGCTGTAGTACTGCCGTGCTTCATCTAATGAAAGATACACTTGTTGATTAGCAGTATTGGTATTTAAGTAGATCATTAGCCTTTTATTTAAAAAGGGGCAAGTGTAAACCTGCCCCCTTTACAATACAACAAGAACACAAACGGAAACAATTCTTAGTAAGCAGGGCTTACAGTAATACCCGGGAAGTTATCGAAAGGTACTGAAGTGAAAGGCTCAAGGTGTACAGCAGGAGCAAGTTCTTCTGCAATAGTAGTCACCTGATAACCCATAAGGTCTGCTTTCTGCTGTCCTGATTGAACAGTACCCGCAGTCAATTGTGAACCTTCGCCTGCACCAATCAACAAAATTTGATCATCGTTGGTACGAACAAACACAACCATCTTCGCCTTTGCAACATTCAAGAATTCGTTGCGCATATCTTGATTCAACTTACCGAAAGTCCAACCAACTTCCTGCGAAAAGTACAAAGTACCTGTCTCAAGATTTTTGTTTACTGTTTCGATGTAAGAACCTGAGTTACGGAATGGAACGTAACGATAGATAGTTGCAGTAGGCAATCCATCTACTTCTCCATCAGTACCACCATAAGTGATGCCTGATGTAAAGTCATCGTAGTTAGCAATCAATACTTCCTTAACACCACCAATACCTTCAAGGCATCCGAGGGTAAAGCCGCTAGTTAATTCACAAGCCATGTTTTATATAGTTTTAAAAGGGGGCTGTTACACCCCCTTGATTATTAATTATGCTCCCCAGTATGTGATGTCCTCACCTACTGCAATCTGCGCTCCGAGGTAGAAACGTGCGCCGTAACGAACGTTCTGTGAACCATCCAAGTTTTGCATATCCAAAATGAACACTTCATTCATTTGGTTTTCCTGCCATGTACCGAGCATCAAGTTGCTTGGCTGTGCGAAGATGATGTTGTTTGCAGTCATACCCGGGCAAACGTAGATATCATACATACCTACAAAACGACGGTTAACTTCAGGGCCACCTGTCAAGTACCATCCGTTACCATCAGCAATTTGCGCTTGCATGTAAGCCTCCCAAGCAGCCTGACCCATGTAGATCGCTGGCTTTTCAGCAGCACCTTTAACAGCGGCAGGAGCAGTGTTGATTACGTCCCAAATGGTAGCGATAATGTTAGCATCAGTCAATGCACCTGAACCCGCAGATACAGCATTTGAACCTGCAGCCTTAATCAAAGTTTCAAAACCATCGTATTGACCAGCTGTTGCATTAACACCTGACCACATGATAGTTTCGTTAGCAGCAGCGATACCACCAACCAAGCGACCAATGATAGCATCTTGGATTTGTGTGTTTACACGGCCACTCATTACATCTGCAGTAGTCCAGTCAATGAAGAAATCCTTCTTACAGATTTGGCGTTGAACTTGGAACTCCTCAAGAGTCAAGATGCGCTCGGTCAAAGTGATAGTACCCGTTGGAGTAAAGTCACATGTACCTGCAGCAAATGTTACAGTGTCATCAATCTTACGTACTACTGATTTGTAAGGTACGTTAGGCTTCATAGTCACGTACTGTGCAGATACGTTTGACAACAAAGCTTTAGCTACGATTTCACCAGCTAATTCACCTGCATAGGTGGTGGTGAGTGAAGTTGTTGTTGGCATTTTAAATAAAAATTTATGAGGTGAATTAATTTACTTTCTTAGCACGCAAGGTTTCCATGAAGTCGCTGAATGAGTTACCATTCGAAGCAACAACTGGTGCAGCGTTTTTCTTAAACTCTTGTGATTTAACTGAAGGAACAGCCGGGGCTTTCTTCACTGAAGCAAGCTCAGCCTTTACAGATGCAGTTTCATTCTTTGCAGATTCAACCGCAGCAGCAAGTTCAGTCTTTTCAGTTTCAAGTGCAGCGATACGCTCAGACAATTGACCAATCACAGCAACGAGGTCTTCGCTGCTCATCTCAGTTGATTGTTCTTCACGCTCGATTCCTTCGATAAGACCATTTTCGCCTACGTAGACTTTGGTCACACCGTCCTCAAGCAGGTACTCGCCCGCAGGTACTGGCACTGGATTGCCTTCAGCATCCTGAGTGTAGATATCCACACCTACTACCCACTCATCAGCGGTAGAATAAATTTTAGTACCATCATTCAAAGTACCTTCTACTGCGAACTTAACCTCCGTTGCAGGAGCTTCAGCAGCCGTTTCTTCTTCGAACTTGATACCGATGGTTGAAGGGTCAATGCCGTACTTTGAGAATACGGATTTGATTTGTTCTTTAATGTTTGACATCGATTAGTATTTGGGTATAGTAGCAAAAACTTAGTTTTGTTACATGCCCACCGAATACTTATCTTCGCTGTGTAATTAAATACTCATATTTATGATCTT